ATTTCGATGGGCCACTATGAGAAGCCATTTCATCCTGAGATTGGATCTGGTGTGAATCAACTTCTATTCGAACAGGGTACACCAGCAACGTGTCAGCTAATCGCCAAGGAGATTCGTAGCACGCTTGATAACTTTGAGCCTAGAGTAGAAGTATTGAATGTCGTTGTTGAAGTGGCAACTAATGGCACATCTAGTGGGTTCAACGTGACGATACAGTTTTCTATCAACTCAGTACCACAACCAATCACCATCTCATTGTTTCTTGAGAGAGTACGTTAATGTCATCTAACAGCGCCCCACAACTAACCGGTCTGGATTTCGACGCTCTTAAGTCGAGCCTGAAGAACTTTCTTCAGAACCAGTCACAGTTTCAAGACTACAATTTTGAAGGTGCAGCCATCAATGTCCTCCTAGACATTTTGGCATACAATACCCATCTCAAGGCTTACTACCTGAATATGGTCGCTAATGAAATGTTCCTAGACACTGGAGTTCTACGTTCATCTATCGTCTCTCAGGCCAAGGCACTTGGATATACCCCACGTTCTGCCGTCTCTGCTCAGGCCACGGTTAACGTCGCACTAACAAGATCTAATGGCGATAGTACCAGTATCGTTACCCTCCCACGCTTCACCCAGTTCACTTCAGGTGCGGTCAACGGCGTCAATTACACATTCGTCACATTGGATGCCCATACATCTCCAGTCTCAGGTAACACGTTTGCCTTCAATAACCTGACACTCAAGGAAGGTACTCCAGTCGTCAAGACATTTACACAAGCCAACTCAACTAATCCAACCCAGACGTTCGATTTGGTAGATACCAATATCGACGTTGCTACAATTCAAGTCATTGTACAGAAATCTGCACAGGATACAGAACAGGCAGTCTTCCTATTGTCAACGGATGCAACCACCGTTGTTAGCAACACCAGTAACGTCTTCTTCTTGAACGAAGGCGCGAACACAAACTATCAGATCTACTTCGGTGATGGTGTTATTGGCGCGGCTCTACAAGACGGTAACATTCTTGTGGTCAGTTACTTGGTCACTGATGCTGATCAGGCCAACTATCTAAGCAACTTCAACTTGGTGGCGAACCCATTGAGTGGTGGTACTTCAAACGTCACTACTGTTACCCAATCAGCTGGTGGTACTCAAATCGAATCAGTGCCAAGCATTCAGTTCAATGCTCCAAAGTCATACGTTGCTCAGAACCGTGCCGTTACGGTCAATGACTACATTGCATTGATCAACAAGAACTATCCATACTTCGATGCTGTCAATGTTTGGGGTGGCGAGACAGTCAACCCACCAATGTTCGGCGTCGTCTTCATCTCGGTGAAACCAAAGCAAGGCTTTGTCGTTACTGAAGCACAGAAGCAGTTCCTGATCACGAACGTTATCAAGCCTATCTCAGTCTTGACTGTGATTCCTAAGTTCGTGGATCCAGATTACAACTTCATCATCCTTGATCTATCAGTTCAGTATGATAGCAAACAGACCACCAACCAACCCGGTACGGTCACTAGCTTGATTACCAATGCGGTGAATGACTATGCCAACAACAACCTTAACACATTCAACTCTGAGTTCCGCATCAGTCGCGCTCTTCGTGCTATTGATGATTGCGAGACCTCTATCCTCTCATCTGCCGCAACGATTTGGCTTGAAAAGAGATTGGTTCCTTCGCTCAACGCAAACTCAACCTATACAATGAATGTAGGCATTCCGCTTCATCGTGGAACGGTCAACGATCTCCTATACAGCACTCCATCCTTCAACATTCCTGATGTCGGTGGTGTCAGTAGATCCGCATTTGTCGAAGAAGTTCCAGAATCATTCTCTGGTATTGAATTCGTCACAATCACGAACCCCGGTTCGGGTTATCTGACACCGCCAACCTTGGCCGTCGTTGGAGATGGTACGGGTGCTAATGCATATGCGGTCATAGTCAATGGTATGGTGGCTCAGGTCGTCGTGGATGCACAAGGTGCTAACTATACTACGGCTACTGTAAAGGCTTCAGGTGGCTCAGGTTCTGGTGCAACATTCACACCAAGTCTCATTGCTAAGACCGGTGTTCTACGTACGTACTACTTCGATACTAACCACAACAAGATCATCCTGAATGCAAATGCAGGAACTATCGATTACATCGATGGCACCATCGTCCTGAATAGCTTCGCGCCAACTGGTATAAACAATCCACAAGGCATCTTGAGTCTCGTCGTACAACCAGATACCCAGTGGCTGGCATCTAACAATGAGCGCATTTTGACCATCGATCCACAAGATCCTAACGCGATCAACATCACGTTGTCTGATATCAACACTCAGTAATTTGTCATGGCTAATAACCAGATCACCCAAACCGTCAGCCCATTCATTGAGTCGCAGGTCCCAGAATTCTTGAGGGCCGGTAGTCCTCAATTCGTGGCCTTCCTCAAGGCATACTACGAGTGGATGGAACAGGGTAACAATGCTATCGTTACAGATAGTTTTGAACTATTGAGTTACAAGGATATTGATACCACTACGGATCAGTTCATCCAGTTCTTTATCAACGACTTCCTTCCCTACTTCCCCAATGACGTTGCATTAGATGAGCGCAAATTGATCAAGGTTGCCCGCGACTTCTACAAGAAGAAGGGCAGCATAGAGTCTATTCAGTTTCTATTCAGAGTTCTATTCAACAAGGAAGCCGTTATCTCCTTTCCGGCAGATAACATTCTTCGTACGTCGGCTGGTAAGTGGATTCTTCCACAGGCATTGACGTTGCTTGTTAATTCTAGTGATCAGAATTTCGATGTCAGTCAATTGGTCGGTCGTCAAGGTGTGGGTAGTATCTCTAATGCAACCTGTGTAATCGAATCAGCAACTTTGACTGTTGATGCCGGTCTGGGCATTGAAGTTCTTGAGATCTTCGTTTCAAACCTCGTTGGTGCATTCAGTGACCTTGAGAATCTGAATATCGTCTATGGCTTCGGCGGTAATGGTGCACCCATAGTTTTCACCGAAAAGATCATCGCATCCATCTCAAGCATTCAGGTCGATCCAAACAACCGTGGCTTGAAGTATCAGGGTACTAGTAATTCCTATCCCGGCGATCCTGTTGTTATCTCTGGTGGACTACAAGCCGGTGATACATTGGCAGCTAAGGCTGTTGGCTTCGTCGGTAATGTAACTTCAGGTTCTATTACTGGAGTTATCATCACCAAGGGTGGATTCAACTATCGTATCCAACCAAACACTCAGATAAGTGTCATCAACGCACCCGGAGACACCACCGGTACCGGTGCTAATGTCGTAGTCGATGCAATAGATTCAACCAATTCAGTATTCGTGCTCATCAACACGGATGCCATCACTTTGAAGGCAGCCCAACAGATCAGTTCAGCAAACTACGGCTTCGCCAATATCGCGAGCGCCAATCAGAACACGACTGTAGGGCAAGCCTTCACCTTTGCAAATCTCCAGTTCGCTCCAATCCAGTCAATGAATGTGATCAACGGTGGTGGTGCCTACACTCAAACACCATCACTGTCAACACAGGTCACATACTACACGGATTACACTAACCAGTTGGTATTGATCCCAGATCCAACCGATGCTGCGAACTCCGTACAGTTCATTGATGATTTGGGGTTCATCGCCAACGTAACAGTCATCAATGGCGGCAGTGGTTATGATCCGACCAAGGATGTTATCGTTGTTCCATCGAGCGTGGGTTACGGTGCTAACTTTTCTTTCACCGTTAGCGGCACTGGTGCAATCAACAGCGTCACAGTCAACAATAGTGGGCAGGGCTATTTCTACCTTCCATATAACCTTGCGGTTGCTAACAGCGCTAACACTCAGAATGCAGCCACCGGCACAGGGGCAACGTTAACGGCGTATGGTTTCGGACAAGGTGCACAGATCGCATTGACCGTTAATAAGATCGGTCAGATCCTCGATATCCGTTTGACTTCACGTGGCTTCGATTACGTCAGCACACCTAATGTGTCGCTACGTGTTGAAGACTTGAAGATCAATGATCCGGGTCACAACCTGTCATTTGGATCTGACACCGTTGTCTTCCAAGGTGCCAATGCGAATTCGGCCAGTTATCGAGCTAACATCGATAGCTACAACGTCTCTAGCCAGATCCTACGTCTCTATAATTATCAGGGCAGTTACAATGCTGCACAGAACTTGGTCACTACTACTGGCAACGTCACTGCGAACGCCAATGTGGCTCAATTCTTGACTGTCTATGGTGATGGTAAGGCCAAGGCAAATGCAATCTTCTTGAATGGGTTGATTGACTTCCCCGGTTACTTCCAAGACACCTCTGGTTTCCTATCATCAGATCAGAAGTTACAGGGTTCAAACGTCTACCACGCATATTCATATGTGGTCTCAGTAGAACAAGCACTCAACGATTATAAGAAGACCTTGATGCAATTGGTTCACCCAAGTGGCATGAGTCTATTGGGTCGCTATATCGTTCAGCAGTACGACGCTCGCAACCTCATGTTCACCGGTAAGGTCTCTGTTGATCCGGTCGTATCTGGATCTGTCAGCGCGAATGCCTTTGCGCCAACTGGTCTATTGGTTGGCAGCGGCACACAGTTTAGTGCCAATGCCACGGTCGGTGACAAGATCATCTTCAACATCTCAGACAGTACCCGTAAACTTCAGGTCAAGGAAATCAAGGCCATTGCCAATGCTGGCAATTTGACCATGGATTCTAACACGGTATGGATATTCGAATTCCCAATCACTATTAACACAGCAGCCAACACTATGACCAGCAACTTGCTGTTCGGTAATGTGGCCGTCAATGATATCGTCCAGACCAACGTGGCGGGCAATGCTCAGACCTCTATTGTTCAGACAACATCAGCTGGTAGCCTAACAGTCAATACTGTATTCAGCATGAACGCTTCGAACGTTCTATTGTTGGTTTTCCCATCCCAGAATGCTGCCTCATACAAGATCGTCAAGGCTGCGAATTAAGAGATAAATAATAGCCATGACAACAATCCTTTCACTCACCACTGTCGAAGAACGTAGCCGTCTGGCCTATGACATGATCAATGATCTATCACAGGGCGACGGTTCAAATGTCTATCTGGGGGTTGGTCACAATCAAACTTGGTCTTCAAACGATACATTCGTAGAGACGCCAATTGAGACAACCGATTATCTTAACCAAATCTATCGCAACCTTTGCGCTCTCAAATTGGTTCAACTATCTGCGGCCAGTGTGGTCGCTCGTCGCGTTGACTGGGCAAATGGTACATTCTACAACATGTACGACGAGAACGTGCAGATGTACAGTTACATCTCTGTTGAGAATGCCAACGGCACAGTGAATGTTGCTAATTCGACTACCGTCACTGGTACCAACACTACATTCCTATCTGACTACGCACCAAATGAGATCATTCAGCTTCCCGGTGATGGCATCAGTCTGCTACCACAACAGCGTGAGATTATCAGCATCTCAAACAACACCGTATTGACGGTCAATCTTGCGTTCTCTGGTAACTTCGTAAGCAACTCCCCTCAAGAACTAAGCAACACTTATCCTCTATACAGCAAGAACTTCTACGTTCGTAATACTTACGATCAGGTGTTCGTCTGTTTGTTCAACAACTTTGGCGCAGCCTCAACCGTAATGCCAGCATTGAGCATCGGTGGCAATCTACCATCTGATCAGTTCTTGCTAACATCAGATGGTTACAAATGGAAGTACCTCTACACCATCCCAGCAGGACTCAAGCAGTCATTCTTTACCTCAGATTGGATGCCCGTGATCAACGAGACACAGGTAACACTGGCAGCCACAGATGGTCGTTTGGACATCATCAAGATTAACAACGGTGGGCGTGCCTACAACAACGGCGCAGCCTCTTTCAGTGCTCCTATCATCAATGTCATCGGTGATGGTACTGGTGCCAACCTAACGGCTCAGGTTGACGCTAATGGTACCATCACGAACATCAACTTCATCAATCCCGGTATCGATTACACCGTCGCAACTATTACAGTTAACCCCGGTGCCAACGGCGTCAACGCCAATCTTACGGCAGTAATTGGACCAGCAGGTGGGTGGGGATCTAATGCCGGTCTAGAATTGGGTGCAACCACAGTCATGTTCTCTATTGACCTTAACGGCACAGAAACTGGCACCATCCCAACTACCGATGCATTGGGTGCCTTCTTTAATTATCGTCAGTTGTCACTGATCGCTGATCCGGTTCTTGCCAACAATGCTGTAGTTGCAGGTGGACTGAATTACGATATGACAACCATCATCAATGTATCAGCCAATACCCCATTCGCCATGAACGATCTGATCTACCAATCAGCCAATGGTGCATATGCTGGCGCAACCTTCACTGGTACGGTCGTTTGGTTCGATAACACGGTTAACAATCTGCACATAAATAACACTACGGGCACCTTCGTACCACAGTCCCCAATGTATGGCACGAAGAGTGCAAACTCTACACCTTACGCTACCGTTACGGCATTCAGTCTACAGCAGCCTTTGGTGGAACAGTTCAGTGGTAAGGTCCTCTATGTGGAGAATCGCAGTGCTGTACAAAGAGCACCAGCGCAGGTTGAGAACATTAAACTAATTGTAGGCTTCTAACATGGCACTTGATTTTGACGTTGCTCCGTATTTTGACGATTCCGTTGAGAACGCAATCCCAAACAACTACCTTCGCATTCTGTTCAAACCCGAACAGGCTGTGCAGGCACGTGAGTTAACTGCCCTTCAGACCATTCTACAGAATCAGATTTCTTCTCTTGGTTCATTCGTGTTCCAAGATGGTTCTCCAGTCTCTGGTGGTCACATCTCTCTTGATACAACTGTCACTGCTCTAGCCCTCCAGCAGCAGTTCGCAAACGTTGATATCAACCTATCTGACTTCTTGGTCGGCGGCAACGCCACCCTGATCACAGACACGACCGGTAGCAACGTCAAGGCTGTGGTCATGGCTGTCGATCCTACTCAGGCTGCTCCAACTATCCTTGTCAAGTATCTCACGGCTACCACCTTTGCTCCCGGTCAGACGATTCAGGTTGCTGCTGGTGTACAGACACAAGCATCTGTGGCCGCTAACAACGCAAGCACCCCAGCAACCATTGCCTCTATCTCAGATGGTATCTTCTACTCTGGTGGTTTCTTTATCAATGTGCAACCACAGACAATTGTCGTGGACAGCACCACCAATGCGGCTAACGCTCGTATCGGTCTTCAGATCCAAGAGTCAATCATCACCTCAGCTGATGACTCAACACTCCTCGATCCTGCTTTGGGTAGTTCGAACTATCAGGCACCCGGCGCGGATCGTTATCAGTATCTGCTGGTCCTATCAACTCGTAGTTTCAGTTCTACAGATGACAGCAAGTTCTACGACCTATTAGAAGTTCAGAACGGCTTGATCACTAAGCAAATTGACTACCCAGTCTTCGCAGACCTCGATAAGGCTCTGGCAGAACGCACCTATGATACCAACGGCAACTTCACGGTTCGTCCATTCGGTATCACAACCGCAGCCAACACTGCAAATACCAGCAACTACGACATCGTAGTCAGTCCCGGTAAGGCATACGTCAAGGGATTCGAGTTCCACACTATCGGCACTCAGCGTCTCAGCGTTCCTAAGGCACTCCTGACAAACACCGTCAATTCATTCGGTTTCAGTCTTGAGTTCGGAAACATCCTAACCACTGCGAACTTGTATTCTGGTAACATCTCAGGTTTCTTCAGTGTGGCAGACTTTGCCAACGTTGACTTGCATGTCACCCAAACTAACACGGTTTCAACAGTCAACGCTACAACATACGGCGCAACCAAGATGGGTGTCGCTCGTCTTCGTGATGTTGAATTCTTGGGTCTAGGTCAGTACTTCGCTTACATCACCGATATCGCTATCACGGGCAACAACTTCATTGCTGCGGCTGGTAGCACCACCAGTATTACACTTCCGGCTGGTTATGTCGTTGGTGCCAATGCATACGCTAATGTTTTGGTTACCGTCAATACCGCTGGTACATTCGATACTCGTACCATTACGACCTACAATGCTGGTACCCGTGTGGCTACTCTTGATCGCCCACTAACCATTGCGGCTACTGCCGCATCTAACTGCACACTCAACTATGCAGCCAAGGACATCGATGCTCTAACTATCACGCCAACCATCTTCGGTCAGAACGTCTACTTTGCCCAGAACACTAGCGGCAACACATTCTACGCATCGATGGATGTCAGTATCGGTGGACGCGACTTCGCTGGTAACACGATCATAAGTGACACACAGTTCAACAAGTTGATCTTCCCTCTGCCACAAAACTTCATCGCGCAGAACACCATCAACAATGCCACATTCGCGCATCGTAAGAACCTATTCAGTCAGACCTTCACCACTGGTAATCTAACCCTCTCAAGTGGTTCTGGTTTGGGAACTGGCGAAAGTTTCCCTTATGGCTTCACGGGAAGCTACCTAAGCGACACGGCAGCCAACACCAACTTCTTGGTCACCATTCGCGATAAGAAATCAAGCAACCTTGCCAATGGCGTCGTGGTCAACTGGGATCGTAACAGCAATCCGGGTGGTAATGGTGTATTCCAGACGGACAGCACTCATGTCACCATCGTCTTGGGTACCGCAGCTACTGTCATTGGTGACATCCTATTGACGGTTCAGGTTACGAACGCCGCACAATCATCTGTCGCACGTCGTACCAAGACACTTGTGGGTAACACCTCCAACACTACACTATTGGGGACCGATTCTTACCTCAACGGTACGGCTGTGATCGGTTCCACTAACGCCAACACTGTATGGGTCGATTCAACGAATGCCTATGTCTGGTTCACAAGTAACCCAGACATTCAGAAGACTCCCGGCAAGCGTATGGGTATGGGTATTGCTGATGTCATCAGCATCATCGCCATCTATGATTCTGGTAATTCCAGCTTCATGCCTAACCTCACCAATGCAATTGATGTTACGAGCCGCTATGCTCTTGACTCTGGTCAGCGCGACAACTACTACGATCATTCTGGTTTGGTTCTCCAGACCGGTAATTCTCCTCCTACGGGACAGGTTGTAGCGCTGCTCCAGTTCTTCCAACACGATGCTGTCAATGGATTCTTCGATGCAGATAGCTATGCAGCCTCTGTATATACCACCGAACAGATTCCATACTATAACAGTACCAAGTTCGGCACCTTCACTCTACGTGATTGCATCGACTTCCGCCCAACCCGTACTCCGGGCTATACCGCAAACATCCAGTCGTTCACTTTGACTGGTCTAGATCTGCCACAACCAGATGGTTCATTCACCTTGGGTTATCAGTTCTACATGCCACGTATAGACAAGTTCCAGATCACCAAGGACAAGAACTTCCGTGTGCTACAGGGTGTACCAAATGTATATCCTCAGGCACCGGCCGACACTGATGATGCAATGACTGCGTTCATCTTGACAGTTCCGGCATTCACAGCCAACGTTTCGACCATTGGTCTACAGTACGTCGAGAACAAGCGTTACACGATGCGAGACATCGGTGCATTGGATACACGTATCCAGCAACTTGAGTATTACAGTGCATTGAGTAAACTCGAATCTCAAACCGTCAACGAAAAGATTCTTTATCAGGATGGCGTGACGGCAAAGGACAACTACGGTGTCATTGCTGACGACTTCGGTGCCTACAGCATCGCTGATGTCAGTGACCCAGATCTACAGTGTTACATGGAACCCGGTTCACTTGGTCCATTGAAGGCCCAGTGGCCACTATCATTCAATTTCACATCTAACACCGGAAACGTAAACATTGTTGGCAAGACGTATTGTCTCACATTCACAGAGACCCCAGCTGTACAGCAGAATGCCGCTGCCACATTTGTAAGCGTACAACCAACTCTATTTGGTCAGTTCAAAGGTCAAATGGTATTGAGCCCTTCCCACGATTCATATTTCTCAGCGAACTTGATTCCACAGACTACTGCTCCCGCTCCAGTGATCCCAAAGCCATTACCAGAGCCAAGTGCACCAACTATGAGGGTGTACTACATTGCTCCATACGCCTATAACGTTCTTGGTGGTGGTATATTCGAACGTGGTGTTGAAATCGAAGATCTTTCAGCATCTGCTTATGGTTTCTATGCAAGAGGTGGTTACTTCTACACGTCAACTGGAGTGTCGGTGCAGTACGTTTACAACACTTCACTAACCGCCTATGGCGTCGTACATGTTCTGGGTAACTGGTACGGCAAACCAATATCCCCAGCAACTGTAACTGCATCTAACACCCAGCCATATCAATTTGGATCGTCAATTCCATTGGCCAGCGGTGGTCTGTTGTCTAAGACTGTAGCAATATCAACAGTACAAGCCGGTTATGGTTTGAACATCTAAGGTAAGTAATACATGCCACTATCAGCAATTCTCTTTAACGGCAACGATCATGTTGAGCGTTTCGGTGTAGTCACCCCTAAACCAGTCATCGTAACAGCTGGTACGAGACACATTGACGTGTCTGTCGTTCCATACATGCGCTATGTGCCTATCGTTATCCAGACACGTAATCTGAAGCCATTCGCTAATGCCAATGTCTGGATCGATGATGTCAGGGTCAATCAGTTCACACAACCATCAAGTTATCTGAAAGCCAATGCCAACTTCACCTTCGCCCACATGTCACGTGGTGAGGGTCTATATTGTAACAATACCCATGCTTATGCTCAGGTAATGGAGTACAGCGTTGGTGGTAGCGTTTGTTACATCGATGAGAATTATCTCACATTGAACTTGGCTACCTACGGACCTAACAACTCAAATAGTTTCACGAAGACTACCTATAACGTTGGTGATATCGTATTCCAGACCAGTAACAATGGTGCAAATGTCTATCTTGCATCAATGGTTGGTCAGGTTGTCTACTGGGCAAATCAAGACGGTGCACTTGTCATTACGATCAACTCAGGTCACGTCTCTAATGCAGCCGGTAATCTGATCCTACGTAAGTCTGGCTCAGGTACCCTCGCGAACGTCTTAACTGTAGTCAGTGGTGAAAAGTTCCCTGCTGGGACATCTGTCGTATCAACGAAGAATGTCAATGCAATTCTCACAGTTGGCGCATGGGACAGTTACCATGGTGTCGTTCCGTTCGCCGTTGCTAATGCTAATACCGTTCATGTCAACGGTCGTCTAAACAGCAACGTGGTTAACAGTTCGTTCTATATCACCAGTGGTGGTGGTATTGGTCAGAACGCCAAGATCATCACTGTTGCCGCAGGTTCAAGTAACACTGATACCTATCACACCGTGATCACACTGAACACGGCATTGACAGGCATCATCGGTAACAGTTATTACGGTATCGGTAACGTCGTTATTGATGAAATTGGTATTGGCGCTGCTATCTGCCGTGTCCCAGAAGATGCAGCCTTCAAGTTCCCTACCGGTGCGCGTTTGATCACCATCAACGATGGTCGCAGTTCAACAGACAACACCGCAACCATGTTGGCAACAGCAACTTTTATGGCTGCCGGTCAGTTGCTTACCAATCAGGGTGTGGCCTTCACACCGGGTGTGCCACCAACTCCATTACAGTCTGCCTCAGCCAACACTACTGTGGCACCGTCAACACCAACCAGCACCGGTATCAATAACAACAGTCAATCAAATAACCCAACGGCTCTTGCTACACCATTGGTGCAGACGTTCTTCACGCCTAAGCCACTGACTAACAAGACAGACAATGGCATTTTCTGTTCATCTGTCAACTTGTACTTCCGTCAGAAGCCAACCGGTTCAGGCACGAAGTTCCCAGTTGACGTGTACCTTGTTCAGACTGTTAACGGCTATCCAACGAGCACCATTCTTGGCTCAGTGGCAGTGCGTTGGGAAAACATTGCCACAACAGATGGTGTGGTGACTTACCCAAGCGCCGCTAACACCGCAACGGCAACCAAGTTCAGTTTCCCAGATCCTATCTACCTAGCACCCGGCACCGAATATGGTCTAGTGGTGTACTCAGAGTCACCAGACTATGATGTGTGGGCAGGCATACTGGGACAGTTGTCAATCAATCAGTCATTGGCCGGTGTTCGCTTGGCTTCAACACCACCTTATGTCGGTCAATTCTTCAAGGCTCAGAATGCATCTGCTTGGACCCCAATTCCAAACCAGTTCTTGATGTTCACCTTGAACAAGGCTCAGTTCAGCCTGACACCAGCAGCCGTACAACTTGCAGTGCAGCCATATTCTCAGAACACATACATCGATCAGATTATCGTCCACAGTTCTGACCTAACCCTCCCACCAGCCAATGTAGCCTATGGTCTCAAGTCGTTGACTGCTAACAGTGGTGTGCAGGATGCAGGTTACTTCAGTATCCAGAAGGACACACCTTATAGTTTCGGTGCCGATCTTAATAGTTCAACGAGCAACAACAACCGTCGTCGTGTCATCGATGCTGGTAATGCCAACGCTCTATTGATGAATGTCACCATGTCAACTAGTGATCCTGATGTCAGCCCATTCGTACATCAGGAAGCATTGAGTGCGTTGGGTTTCACCAACATCATCAATGCGGGTGAATTGAATAACACCCAGATCAGTATCATAACGGCTGGTAACCATATCAATGCCGCTAACATCGTTGTAACTATCGATGCACCTACTGGTGACTTGGCTACACAAGCAACTGCAAATGTTCTAGCGGCAGGCTTGAGCGGCAACAATGTGATTGCAGTCAATATCATCAATCCGGGTGGTGGTTACATCGTGACACCAAACATCACGATTTCTGAAGCAAGTGCACCAAGCAATGCTACCGCATTGATCAACGGCGAGACCAATCAGTTTGGTGGTAACGGCAAGATGCGTTACATCACCCGTCATTTGACCCTAGCCAATGGCTTCGATGCCGGTGACATTGTTGTTTACATGGATGCCATCCGCCCACAGGGCACCGATATCCGTGTGTACTACAAGGTTCTATCTTCAATCGACACCCAGACCTTGGATGATAAGCAGTGGCAGATCCTAACCCTATCAGCCGATGTCTTCTCACCAGATCAGAAGACCCCAGTGCAGTTGACCTTCAATACTGGTGTGAACAACTATGGCATTCCAAACGGTTCCGTAGTTTACACCTTGAACGGTATTCAGTATCCAATTGGTGGTAAGTTTGCAAGTTACCAGCTGAAGATTGTTGGCTTCGCGAAGGATTCAACTGTTCCTCCTGTGATCCTTAACTGGAGAGGCATCGCTGTTCCAGCGGGCTAATAAATACATACATTATGTTCACTCCTTTCCAACCAGCTGCTCTCAGAACGTTGGTCCAGAACACCCTAAACCCATTGGGTATCTGGAGCGCCGACGCTGAGGAGCTATTGCTTGCTACGTGCGCCCAAGAGAGCCTATTCGGCACTTATCGTACGCAAGGTGGCGGTGGTCCTGCTCGCGGCATCTTTCAAATGGAAGGCGGCGACTTCAATGACATCTGGAAGAACTACGAAGCCTATCACCCAGCACAGGCTACCGCAGTCAAAGCATTGAATGGTGGTAACGTCGGTACAGTAGACGATCTAGTGAACAACGACCCATATGCAGTCGCACTAGCACGTGTTCACTACCAGCGTTGCCCAAGAGCACTTCCAAGTAACACAGACTTGAATGCTCTGTGGATGTACTACAAGGTCAATTACAACAGCGTTAATGGTGCAGCAACGATCAGTCAGTTCTATCGCAACTATCACAAGTATGTGACAGACGGGACGGCATCCTAATGTTTGTACGCTTTACACAGATTGTTATCGATTGCGCCACTGAGAAGGATGGTGTGACCGCTTGCCCAGCCCGCATCATGTGGATACTGGGTAATGTTCTATTCTTCAGTGCAGTTGTGTTTGACGTGGTGCATAACAAGAAGTTTGATTACATAGGTTTCGCAACTGCCTTTGCTGCCATTCAGGCATCAGGTGCAGCAGCAGTGAAGATTAAAGAAACAACAGAACAGAGAGTTAACTAATGAGCGTCATCGGTCAAATCGTAGGGTCAGGTCTCTCAGCTGTCACAGGCGGCATGTCTACTGTCTATAAGTGGTTGGCCATTGGTGGGGTTCTATTAGCACTATGTGTTGGTTGCTTCTTCTATGGTAAGCATCTGGGTGACCTTCAGAGCAAGGTCGCTATTGCAGCATTCGAAGTGAAGCATCAGCAAGAACTCACTGATCTTCTTGGTATGCAAATCGTCACTGCCGACAAGATCGTCACACAACTCGTCACCAAGACGAAGATTATACATGATATTGGAGTCAACAATGAAAACATCGCAAATACTATTGTCCCTGATCATCAGTTCCTGTCTCTTGGCTGGCTGCGCACACACGACGCTTCTGCCATTGGTACAACCGCTGACCCCACCAGCGCGAACGATGGTACCCCCTCAACCACTCAAGCCAATACAGCACTCGCCACAGTCGTTGACAACTACGCAACCTGTCAAGCCAACGCCGCAGAACTAAGCAGTCTTCAGCAGTGGATTAACGAGACGAACGCTAATATTGCTAAGGCCAACAAGGCTCATAAATAACATGCACGCAAAGATAGTGGATCATCCAACCAAGTATCGCGATATGGAGAGTCAGCATATCGTGGAATCGGACCCTTCTATCGTGCGCAAGCATGAGATGCGTCTTAAGGCCGTTGAAGAGAAGATGGCTATGAAGAAAGAGATCGAAACTATCAAGTCTGATATGTCCGAAATCAAGAGATTGCTGAAGTCCTTGGTAAGAGAATAATTAAATGGCAAATGCAAATCTAGCACTGTTGACGACATCTAATACCTTCTTGGATTGGATGATTACGACCAACAATGAAGCCAACACCATCAACGAACTTCGTAATGGTAACTTCTACAAGGACGGCGGCAACTTCACGGTTGCCAATGGTACCATTATTGGTCTAACAACCACTGGTACTGGTCTTCAGATCGGCGCTAACTCAATTCTAGGTGGCTTGACCACCATGAACACCAGTCTCCATACTGGTGTAGCAACCTTCTCATCTAACGTTTCGATGACGGCCAATCTGTCCGTCTCAGCGAACATAGCGAACGTTGGTAATGTATTAGTTACTCAGAACATTGCTACTGGCAATGCAGCAGTTACTCAGAATACCAGCACAGGTAACCTCAGCGTCACCCAGAACACAACAACTGGCAATTTGACCGTTACCACCCTACTGAATATCTCAGGCAACATCATCGTTGGTAATGTCTCTGCAACGAATGCCAACCTCCCTAACATCAACTTTGATAATGCAGGTAACTACAGCCAGAACAACGGTAACCTGATCATCAACAATTTGACGGTCAAGGGTAATACCACTCAGACGGGTAACACGACTACGGCATCTGATACGTTCCAGTTGCGCACCGGGCTATCATCAGATGGTGACGGTCACTTTGAAGTGTGGCGTGGATCTACGATCTCTGCTAATGCACAGGTCAAGTTCAATAAAACATCAAATGTAATGCAGTTTGCAGCGAACGACTCTCAGACATTCGTTACGATGCTTACTACAGCCAATGTTGTTGATGGATTCACCAGCAACAGCACAACATCAACCATCTCTGCCAATGCAGCACAGACGGCATACAACGTTGCTCTTTCATCTTATGCGGCTGCTAATTCTGGTGCCAATACTGTTCGCATATCACAGAATGGTGCCTCAACTCTAAACCAGAAGCAGTTGAACTTCGTCAACACAGCCAACGTTACCATCGTGGTCACGGATAATGGCGACGGTAATGCCAACATCGCAATCAGTTCATCTGCTGGTCAGCCACCCGGTGGTAGTGATAAGCAGATTCAGTTCAATGACTCTACTGTATTCAACGGTTCAGCCAACGTAATCTACGCTAAGGCTAATGGTCAGATGGTTGTCAACAACCAGACCATGACCGCGAACCTCACGTTCGCTACTGGTGCCAATGCAGTATCACCAACACTTGTTGCTACGCGCGAAGTGGTCAGCAACTTGGCTAATATCAACAACCCAAATACCGCAACCATCAACTTGTCGGTCAGTAACAATTGGGACTTGACCACAGCCAACACCGGTAGCGGTGTCATCAATGTCACTTTCGCAAGTTGGGCTAACAGCGGCAACCTACAGACCTGCACGATGATCGTGCGTCAGCCGGGTGCAGCTGCTAACACAGCGCAATCAAGTGCAAATCTCGTCAACTTCACAAACGCCAACGTCATATGGTCTAACGGCGAAGTTCCAGTCCTTGCGGCATTCGTAGGCAAGATGGACATCCTGACCTTCATTACCACTGACGGTGGCGTACATGTGTATGGCGCTCACTCAATGGCAAACGTAGGATAAATACGGACATGGCAAATCTAGTACATATCAAGGACATCTGCATCTATTACACCACTCTTGAGCCACACGCAGAAGAGTGTCGTCAGGCTTTGGCTTTGCTTGATCAAACAGGTATCGAAGCCGCCGAATTACTATACGATCACGAACCACACCATGGTCAAGTGTTTGAATCACTTAGCACATGGGGTTGGGGTCACAATAGGCGTCAGCGTAAGTTCGATGTGAAGTTCCCTCTAGTGCACTGGTTAGAGTGCAACGATGACCACACCCAACATCATCATCATGCACACGGTGTTGAGGAATTGAAGAACTCATCTCTATTAAAGAATGCTTCCCTCTGTGCCAAGCTGCCTAAGGAGTAATCTCCATGCCAGCTGGTCTCCTTTCAGTCAGCCGTAAACAAGCCGGTAGCGTCACGTTTAATGCTCCGGGTACATTCATTGTACCTTGGGGTGTTCGTGTCGTTTCTATTTCCGGTTCTGGTAACGCTGGCAATCCCGGTAACGCAGGTAACGCTGGCACTAATGGTGCTGCTGGTGCTGGTGGTCCCGGTGGAAATTCAGGAACA